GTCTCCAGACTTTGAGGTAGTGGATACTGCTCCTGGTTCGTACCGGATTTTCTGCTTTCCATCGATCCTCGTTATCATGGATAACGAGGTCGCCAAGGGCCTCTGGCCCGCGGCAACGACGGATGTCCCTAGGTAGTGCGTCCAAGACGCTAAACCAAATAGGACGACAGAAGTCACGCATAATAATGCTAGACATCCGAATATTAAAACGGCGTAGACCGTTAGCGAACGCGATGATTTGATGAGGCTCACAAGGATCTTCTTTCTGGTAATGTGGACGAACGTCTACACCACGGAAATAATCACCTCCGCAACTCTCCCTAAAGGACCCCCTTACGAAGGTCTTCGAAGGATTTGCAGTGAAACCACAAAATCTCATCAATGCCAGGTAACTTTGAGCCATCGAGCTTGGAAGCACGATGTCATCACCATAGACCGAAACCGTTACACCAGGGGTGAACGAATCCTCAGTCTCTGGTTCGAGGACCCTTAACGCACGGGCTAACGCCCAGAAAATTAAGGTCTCGAGCTCAAAGGTGAAACCATTTCCCATGGAGCTAAATTTCTCTAGCTTCACCCAACGCTTATCGATAAGCGTTCTGGTTGATCGGAGGCTGTCGACCAGACAGTACCAATCTTCGGGTAACAGGAGTTTGACAAGGTTCCTGCAAACAGTATCACTAGCGTTTGATAAATCGACAGTCGCTACGGCCCCCGTGAGGGAACCTATGCGAGCCAGAGACTTATGATAGTTCTGGGCTGTCTCTTTATCCCAACCCCACCGCCGTAAACGACGGGCAATGTGCCCTCCAACACCAAGTTGGTAGAAAACATTGATCGATGGCTCAATACAGATACCGCGAAGTTTCGTGGCATCCTTCTCGACCGTTGTGAAACGGTTACCGAGGACGTACTGAGGCTCTCGAATGGCGAAATTGCTTTCGTCAGGGGTTTGGTTGACATCAATTCCGTAACTCGTTCTTATCTCACCGCCCTCAAGGGGTGTGTAGTAAGTCGAGCAGGCCGCATTTCGCGACCATGCGGATAAGTCCCAATC